AATTCATTAACATTTAAGTGTTCAATGGATGGTAATGCTACAGAACATTCATATCCAAGATCTTCAGATCCAGTTAGTAATAAGTGGTTAGCAATCTCAAATAAAACTACTAATACATTTAGAGTTAATGTAGGAACTTCACCCAGATCAACCTTTAATGTCTCAGGTGCTGATTATGATCCAGTAACAGGTTTAATGGAACTGGAAATAGGTTCTCATAGTTTGAAAGCAGGATCAAGTATTAAACTTGTTAATAATTCACTTGGATTCACTTGTGATGTTGATAATAATACATCAACTAAAACATATCCAAGATCAGGTGATCCTTTATATGATACTGCAGTTAAGATTCAATCTGTAACTGATACGACTATTACCTTACAGGTTCTAACAACAATACCATCAACAAATACAACTAAGCATACATTTGTATCTGCTTTAGCAGGTGCTGTGATAACTGGTGGTGAATATGTACATGCATTTGAATCATCAACACCAAGTGGTCTTTCAAAAGCAGTTAATACTGTTCAGATTACTAATAACTCTTTAGGATTTACTTGTTCTAGAGATAATCATAGAGGAACACATCTATATCCACGTACTACTGATCCAGCATCTGGACAGAACTTAGGTGTGGAAGAAGTTAATTCAGAAGCAATTCTTGTTAATGTTGGTTCTGGTGGTGGAGGTGGAACAGGTGCAGTTCTTAGTGCCAAAGCTGCATTTAATAAACATAAGTTTGTTAGTGCTGAAGCAGGTGCTATCTTTACTGGTGGTAATTATGAGCATAGGTATGTAAGTTCACTTAATAATTCTGTTAATGTAACTAGTGGATCCCAAAATGGATCACAACTAAAACCTGGTGATGCAACCTATAATCCTGTAACAGGTGTTATGGTGTTAACATTCGTTAATGACCACAACATGGCAACAAATGATACTATTACACTTGATGACTATGGTATAACATTTACTTGTGAAAGAGATAAGTTCTTGACAGAGCATAGTTATCCAAGACCTGGAAAAGATCCTTCTGCTGGTGCAACTTTATCAATTACTAAAATAAACAATAAGACATTTAGTGTTGTTGTTGGTACAACACCAATAGTAACTCGTAATATTACTGATGCAGATTATAATCCTGAAACTGGATGGCTTCAAATAGAAAGTGCTTCCCACGGTTTTGTTGGATGTTCTACTATTACACCAACAAATGCTGCTTATAATAAGAACACTGGTGTTCTAACTCTTACAAAAAATGCTCACGGATTTAATGTTGGTGATAAGATTTTGATTGATGATAATGGACTTACATTTACTTGTACAAAAGATAATAATACTACCGAACATTCATATCCAAGACCTACTGATTATGCTAGTGCTAAGTGGTTAGAAATTACAAATAAGACTGTAAATACATTTAAAGTTAATGTTAACCCAAATCCATCATATCAGAAGTTTGATCATACATTTGTACCAGGTAAAACTGTAAATGGATGTATACAAAAATCAAGTCAGACAGTTGGTATTGCTACTGGATCATTAGTAATGTCTTGTGCTAAAGATGCTCATACTACTGACCATTATTATCCTCGTGTTGGATTTGCACATTCATTCCATTCTGCTCTTCCTAATGGTTTAACAGTAACAGGAGCAGCAAATAGAACTATTACTGGTGCAACATATGATGGAACCACTGGTGATTTAGTATTAGATTTTGGTTCTGCACATGGAATGAATACTTCTAATACTGTTGGTATTATTACTGGAGGACTAACATTAACTTGTGAGAGGGATAACTATTCTACTCTTCATCCTTATCCTCGTGAAACCGATCCTATTCATAATAATTCAACAGTACCAATTAGATCAGTAACTACAAATACAATTACTATTAGAGTTGGTACTTCTGGTGAAGCAGATCCTGCTCATAGAGTTGAATTACCTGTTGGAAGAGTTGGTACTAACTGGTTTAGAGTCAATGTTGGCAAATCACCTGCAGGAACAGGCGGTTCCTTAGACATTAATATTAATGAAGTGGGTGGTAATTATGTTAATCCTTTAATTGTAACTCCAGATCCAGTTTATGAGAATCTTCCTGTTGAAGGTGTTTCTAGATTAGGTGTTGGTAAAACTACGGCAACTGGTGAGAATTTATTAGTTAGTGCTAGTGTTGATGCTGCTCAAATTGCAGAAGGTGTTGATTCTAGTAGGTTTGGTATATACAACTTTAAAATAACAAGATCTGGACATTCATTTAAAGTTGGTGATAAGTTTAAACCTGTTGGACTTGTAACTGCTTCAAATTTACAAAGACCTATTGATGAATTTGAATTAGAAGTAGTAGAAACATTTAATGATTATTTCTCTGCTTGGCAATTTGGTGAAATAGATTTTATTGATAATATTAGATTATTACAGGATGGTAAAAGAAGAAGATTCCCATTATTCTTAAATGGACAATTAATTAGTTTTGAAAAAGATGAAAGTGATTCTTTATCTGGAGCAATTGATTTAGATGCTGTTCTTATAATATTTGTAAATGGTGTAATACAAACACCTAAGATAGCATATCAGTTTAATGGTGGAACAACTGTATTATTTACAGAGCCACCAGGATATGATGATAAAGTAGATATTTTCTTCTATGTTGGGGATAGGACTAAAGATGTTGAAATTGTTGATGTGCAAGAGACATTGAAAGTTGGTGATGATATTAAAACTAATAAGAGTCCAAGTAATACTGGAACAGTTGCACAAAGTAGAACTAGGATTATTAAATCATTATTAGGTGCTGATATTATCGAAACAGACATATATTCTGGTATTGGTATTACTGAAATACAAGAAAAACCATTAGAATGGACTAAGCAAAAAGTTGATAAAATTATTCAAGGTGAAATAATTAGTAAATCAAGATCAAGTATAGAAGCACAAATTTATCCAACTGCTAAGATTATTGGTGATTTAACTACTTCTTCTGGTATTGGAAATAATGTTGGTGATGGTATATTTGTTGATGATGCAGAATCATTCTATTATGAAGATGTAGGTAATCCAGCATTAGATGCTGGTGATAGGTATAATATTGGTATTAATGCTGTTGATGCTTTAATTATTGAAGGTGACACAAGTTTAGTTAGTGCTGGATTTACTGCTATAGTTAAAGTAGATGGAACAATAGATTCTCTTAATATTACTAATGTGGGATCTGGTTATACTGCTGGTCCAATTCATATTAATCTCTCTGCACCACATTCAGTTGGTGTTGGTATTGGAACAACTGCATTTGCTACAGCATCTATTACCAATGGTTCTGTATCATCAGTTTCTATTGTAAATGCAGGTTTAGGATATACATTTACTGCTCCTCCACAAGTTATTATTCAACATCCACAATTACTTACTGAAAAAATTACTCAGTATGAGAATGTTGAAGGATATACTGGAGTTATTACTGGTATTACAACAACAACTGGTATCAACGGTCATTCAACTGCACTTAAATTCTTCTTTAGGTCACAACCTGCTGGTAGACCTGCCAATTCATTAATGGTTGGATATCCAGTATTAATTACAGATACAAAAGTTGGTAGTGGAGTAACTTCAGTAGTTAATACTGATACTAATATTGTGGGTATTGGTACAAACTATCTAGATAATGTTTATCAAGTAAGTGCTACTGGACATCCAGGTGGAGAAAATGGTGAAATTATTTGTAATGTTCAAAATGGTGCTCCAATAGTTGGAATAGCAACTACTGGTTTTTATAATCCAACGGATGAAGGAGCAACAGTATCATTAGGTAAATTATCTTGGGGTAGACTATACGAAGGTAAGAGATCTTCAAACCCAATATCTATTGCAGTTACTGGATTTACAGTTAATTCTGGATTAACAACTTTCCCAACTATTCAGAGAAGGAATTATTCAGAAACGTCCTTAAAAGGACTAAGATCCACTGGAGCATTGAGAGTCTTTGGACTTCCATAATAAATCACTATAAATAAAGAAAAAAAGTCTAATTACAATGTCGGCAATTGTTACTGATCAATTTAGAATTCTAAATGCCAATAATTTTGTAGAATCAGTAGAATCTGATAATAATTCATATTATGTGTTTATCGGACTACCAAATCCAACAACTGTTGGGTATGGTAGGTCTTCTGGTTGGCAAGCATCTACTCTTGATCCAGTAGATAATTTTTCTTATAGAGCACATGTTGGTGACACCATGATGTTTGGTAAGAAAATATCTTCTGCAAATATAAGAAGAATAGTAAGAAAAGTGGATTGGGTTGCTGGTAGCAGATATGAAATGTATAGGGATGATTATAGTGTAAAAAATCCAAGTCCAATAAATTCTGCGGCTAGATTATATGAAGCAAATTATTTTGTAGTCAATTCTGACTTTAAAGTATATATTTGTATCAGTAATGGAAGTAAAGAGGGTAATCTAAAGGGAAATATTTCTCAAGATGAACCAAAATTTACCGATTTAGAACCGACAAAAGCAGGTAATAGTGGTGATGGATATCTTTGGAAGTATCTATTTACTATTTCTCCTAGTGATATTATTAAATTCGATTCAACAGAATATATAACTGTTCCGAATGATTGGGCAACAAATACCGATTCTGGTATTAGAGCAGTTAGGGAAAATGCTGATTCATCAGTAAATTTAAATCAGATTAAACACGTTTATATTGACAAAGCAGGTGCTCAATATTCTAATGGATATGGGCAGGAAGTTGATATAATTGGAGATGGAACTGGTGGAAAAGCGGTAGTTGATGTAGTAAATGGAAAAATAACGGATGTATCAGTTAGTTCTGGTGGTAAAGATTATAGTTATGGTTTAGTTGATTTGGGTACATTGAATAGTAATGTTTCTACTACAAATAGAGCAAAATTAGTCCCAATTGTTCCACCATCACTTGGACATGGATATGATATTTACACTGAATTGGGAACTGATAGAGTTCTAATTTATGCTAGATTTGATGATTCAACAAAAGACTTTCCAACAAATAGTAAATTTGCTCAAGTTGGTATTGTAAAAAATCCAACTAAAGTTGGAACTTCAAATACGTATACTGAAGATACTTTTTCATCTTTACAAGCAATTAAATTTTCAAGTGTTACAGGTACACCAACAATCGGTGAAGAAATTAGGCAAACTTTAACTGTATCACCGAATATTGGAAAAATTGCAACTGGTTATGTTGCTTCTTGGGATAAAGAGACTCAAGTTTTGAAGTATATTAAAGATCGTTCTTTAAATTATACACTTAATCCAGTTACTTTGGAAGAGGATCAAACCGATTATTCTGGAATTTCAACAACTGGTAGGATATATGGATTTGAGTCTGATAATGCAGCAAATCAAATTTTTGGATCATTATCTAATTTTTCTGGTTCTGTTGATACTTCATTCTCTGGTATATCAACTAATCCAACTGGAACAAAATTAATTAACTTAGGAGTGACCTTTAATGCAGGGTTATCTAATAGTGAGATAAATAAAGGATCAGGGGAAATAATTTACCTTGATAATAGACCTTTGATTGCTCGAAATGAGCGACAAAAAGAAGACATTAAAATCATCCTGGAATTCTAAAGAAAAATGCCACAGAAGACTAACTTAAATATAAGTCCTTATTATGATGATTTTGATAAGGCAAAAAATTTTTATAAGGTATTGTTTAAACCTGGACATCCAGTACAGGCAAGGGAATTAACAGGTTTACAATCAGTATTACAGAATCAATTAGAATCATTTGGAAGCCATATTTTCAAAGAAGGATCTATGGTCATTCCTGGAAATATTGAGTATGATCCAACATATTTTGCTGCAAAAATTAATCCAGATCATCTAGGAATAGACGTATCAATTTATTTGGATGCAATTGTTAATAATAACAACGGAAAAGGTACAAGAGTTAAAGGGCAGAATTCTCAAACGATAGCAACAATAAAGAATTATATTTTACCACCTGAAGAAGGTGTTGATGATATTACTATATTTGTTAAGTATATTACATCTGGAACTAGTGGTGAAAGCGAACCATTCCCTAATGGAGAAATATTAACTCTAGAAGAGAATGTAACTTATGGAAATACTACTCTTACAGCAGGACAGACTGTTTTAAACTTAGTACCCGAACTTGCAACAGCAACTGGATCTGCTTTTGGTGTTAATGATGGTGTATATTTTATTAGAGGAACTTTTGTAGATGTTTCTAAAGATATTATTGTCTTAGAACCTTACAATAATAAACCATCTTATAGGGTAGGTTTTGAAGTTTTAGAGGAGATTGTTAATGCAAATGAAGATCCTTCTTTATATGACAATGCCAAAGGATTTACTAATTATGCTGCTCCAGGTGCTGATAGGTTTAAAATATCAGTAAAACTTGCTAAAAAAGCATTATTAGACTTTGAAGATACTAACTTTGTTGAATTATTCAGAGTAAAGAATGGTGAAACTAAGAAATTGCAGAATAGTTCTGTATATTCTGAAATCAAAAAATATTTTGCAAAGAGAACTTTTGATGAATCTGGTAATTATGCTGTAAAACCATTTACAGTTAATCTACAAAATTCATTAAATGATGAAGTAAGAACTGCTGGTTTATTTACCGAAGATCAAAAGACTGATGATGGTAATGATCCATCAGAAGATTTAATGTGTGTTAAATTATCTCCAGGTAAAGCATATGTTAGAGGATTTGATGTTTATTTACCAGGTACAACAGTTTTAGATGTAGATAAACCAAGAGATACTAAAACTGTTAAAAATGCTTCTGTTTCATATGAAATGGGAAGTCTATTAAAGGTTAATAATGTACATGGAACACCATTTATTACTATTGGTGGTAATGCCAATAATGTTGTAAGTTTATTTAAAATTAGAAAGGATGATAATATTGCACCAGGTGCTACTAGTGATTGGAATGGTACTCAAAATGAAGTTGGACAAGCACGTATCTATGCATTTAATGTATCAGATGCACCATATACAGGTGCAGGTACTGAATGGGATCTATATCTTTGGGATATTCAGACATATACTACATTACAAATAACAAATCCAGGATCTGTAGGATCTAAGGTAGCAGGTACAAGGGTTCGTGGTTTGAGTAGTGGTGCTGTTGGATACTTAGCAAAAAATTCTGGATCTATTCATGCATCAGAAATTGTAGTAACACAGACAACTGGAACTTTCGTTCAAGGAGAATCATTAATATTCAATGAGCAGACTGTTGCTTCAAATTCATCAGTCATTAGGGTTGTTACATATACTGTAGATGATATTAAGTCAGTTTATCAACATTCACATAATGCAAATAGTGATATTCCAGTAACTGCAATTTTCAGTGCAGATTCTGTTCTTTATGATAGAACATTACCTAATTTCTCACCTACTGATATTTTAGGTATTCTTGGTAATAACTCTAATGCAGCAACTGCAACTTGCCCATTAAGAAGATTTTCAGGTAAAGTTGGTATTAAAACTGAGTCTATAATTTCATATCAAAGAGGTGATTTTACTGATCCAGTATTTAATAGAGTATCTAATATTAGTGATGATGGTACCACTTTAACTCTATCTCAAGTTGAAGATGTTGCTGGTGTTTGTGAAGGTGATATTCCAATTGCTGGTGTATCTACTGAATCTACTTTCTATGTAAAATCGCCAAAAATTATAAATCTACAAAAATCTGGTCTATTCAGTCCTCTACCAAAGAGAAATGTATCTTCTGTAGATGTCTC